CTTTACGAGAACGAGCCGAGCCGACATTGTCGGCTCGTTTCTTTTCTTTCGGCATTACCAACTACACCAATATTCTACGACCTTATTCTCATTGATCGCTTGTTGACAAAATTTTAAGAACTTGATGTCCTGCTCTTTGTACTCCTTGACACTATCCTCTTGGAATTGTTGACCCCAAAAAAATCCATCTTCAGCGACATAATCAGAGTAGCCTTTGGCTATCTGCTCACCGAGTTCGTCAAGTACCTCTTGAGTGACATAGCAGGGTGCCTCTTGGTCACCATTGAAACCGAGATGTGCTAAATGTCCTTCCATTTTTACAGAAGGATTTTGATCTGCCCATTTCTTCGCCATGAACTCTTGAAGTCTTGCGTGTTTTCGCCAAACGAAAACCGATTCATGTTCTTTCTCACTTTCTTTTTCGTTGAGAGAGTAGTATTTTTCCCAATCTACTTTGTGTCCTCGTAGATGTGCGTGTTGATCTAATCCCATATCTTCTCCTTTGTTAAGTTTATCGCCTCTCTTATCAAATCCCACCGATCAACGCAACAATTATTTTTTAGAACGATTCTAAACTAAATTACCAAACCATTCTTTACTGAGGTGGTGCAGGTGGTGGTACAGGTGGAAGTGGTGGTGCTGGGGGGGGGAAGCCCAAGTGTTACGCTGCACGGATCCAGCTGTCAGTCAAACGAGCGAGATTAGAAAGCTGCAGCTAGAACGAGAACGAAGAGTCCGGTAACCAAGAGCACAGCTTCGGGGTACAAGAATAGCAAGATAAGGTACAACGCTACTACTTCCATAACCTGCTCCTGGAGCTGCTGGCACAGGCTACCTGCTGCCAGTGCCAGGACTCTTCTAAACGAGACGAGGCCTTCATTTGTCGTCCCCAACGACACTATCCTTCCATGAGTAACCATTAGCAATGCAGCGTGCCCCGGGACCACCAGTAAGTGCGTATACTTTGCCTGGTTCAGGTTTGTCCTTCTTCACGGCATCATGAGCGGACCATCCATCCGGTGGCGCGTTGTCTTTGTTAATTTTCTTAATTAATTTTTCGAGCTTCATCGATATCCTCCTTTGTTAGTTAACGCACGGCAGTTGAATGGTTAGTTCAACACCATTGCCGTGCGCAGACCTTACATAAGACCTGATGGGATATATGTCAAGAGCTTTCTTTCACACTGTTTCTAAGACAGTTCCTTCAGGATCCCAGCTCCTGAACTGTACGCTGCCCGTGCCAGTGCTCTTTTTCAAACGAGAACGAGATCTTTCTCCTTGACAACGAGACGAGATCCAGCTGCAGGTGCCATGCCGTTACCAGCCCCCCGAACTAACTAAAGAGGTAAAAAAACGAGGGGCAGATAACGACACGAGCTTCTCCTGGAAGGCAGCTCCCGCTGCTGGATGGTCCGTTGGCCCTTTTCCAGTTCAGACGAGAACGAGAACGAGACGAGCAAACGAGATTACGCTGCACAGGTTACCAGCTCCTGAAGGATGGTCTCCCGGATCCGTGGCCATTGTAACGGGAACGAGAACGAGGCAAACGAGACGAGGGAACGAGGATCAGTGAAACTGGACACCGGTCTGTAAAGTTTAAGCAGCTTCTTCGAGAGGGTCTCATCCAAGATAATTACCTTGCCCCCTGCCTTAACATACTTATTAATCCATACGATTTGCCACTTATTTAATTTAGGATAATTAGCTTCATCAGATTTAAGTTCAATCCAAAATACATGATCTTTATTGGCTGCATGAATGTCTGGAATCCCATTGATTGTGCTAGATTCTATGCGGGTTAAATGAAAACCAGTTAAGTTCTTTTTGACCTTTTGCCAAAGTCTTGCCTCTTGTGCTTTTATTGTCATTAATTAACTTAATTTCTTTATATTCTTAATTACAGAGTTTGGAATAATAGTAGTATTACCTATGCTCTCAATGTCAATACCATTATCAGCATAAGAGTAATCACCAAACAACTTAGTTATGCCTTTTGCTTGTGAAAACAAATGACCTTTTGTAATACATGTTGCTAAATTTGATTTTTTTAGTTCGTCAAATGTTAACCAACTGCTGTTTGATACAATATCATACCACTCTACAGCAACCATTGGATACTTATCTATCTGATCTTTTACTTTTTTTGGTATAGCTATTTTTTTTCTCATAAATTTTTACCGATACACTCCCAACAGATGTAAACATTGTGGAGTTGTGTACTTGATTGAAGACTTTGATCCATTCAGACCAACTAGCCTTTTTTAATAAGTGCTGTGTCTTCAGATTGAACCTCGATGGTTTTGGCGTTGTGGCCATCGATCTTCTCTGAAAGCTCTTTGAGTTTGTTCTCAAGCTCTTCACGTGACATACCCTCCAGACCTGTTACTCTGACTTCTTTTCTATCAATGAATGCACCTGCTAATTGGCCAGATCTATATTCTGCATTTATAGCTGCAGCAAATTGATCTTTCTTCTCTGCCTTATCAGCAAGTCTTTCAAATCTTTTGTAACGTCTGAGGTTGTCACTCTCATATTTTTTTACTTCTTGTTCAAATCTCTTGTCATAATACTTTGCAACATGAGGATTAATTCTTCTATTTAATAATTGTGAAGCAGTAGATCTAGCACTATTGATATCTTTACAATCATATCCTGCACGCTTTAAAGCTTCTGCCTGAGTTATCTGGCCATGATCTTGCACCATTATCTCAACAAACATTTTTTGTTTTGGTGTGAGATCTTTTTCAGTTCTCAATTCTTTTTTTGTAAGCCCACCCATTATTTTAATTTATTTAAATCTCTAATAATCATTCGTCTTTTACTTTTGATTAAATAAGGACTATTTATGTGAAAATTTTTAAATGGAATCTTTGCTTTAATTTCTCTTCTTAAAGCACTTTTCACATCACTTTTTGCAGTGGATCGACTTACTTTACTTTCTTTAACAATCTCAGAAGTTCGTCTTCCACCAGATTTTCTAAATTTTTTATACGCAGCCTTTATACCTTTAGTTAATAAACCACCAACTAACATTTTTTTCTTATCAATAACTTTACCAAGTGCTTTAGCTTGGCCCGCATGTGCTGCGGATGCTTTTTCTAATTTACTTTTGACCATCTTAATAGTTTTCAAACCACCTGTGTTGTAACCAAATTTTCTTAATCTAACTCTTTTGTATTCTTTGTCTGCGGATTTAGCCATTTCTTTTTTCATTAATCTTCGTTGTAAGATTGTGAGTGGTTGGATCTGCATAGTTTTGCCTTTTTTATCAGATGCATATGCTTTACCAACTATTACAGGTTTTCTAAATTTTTTCTTTTCTCTTTTAGCTTTTACGATACCAACTCTAATTCTTCTTTTCAAACCTGGTTGAGCTTTAAATTCTGCAGCTCCAGTAAATTTAGTTCCTCGTATCTTTCTTTTAAAATCCGCTTTTTTTAAAGAAAAAGGAACAACAGGTGTTTTAGTTTTTTTTGATCTTTTTACCTCAGCTTTATGAGCTTTGTGTAATCTTCTGAAACCTTCTTTAACTGTTTTGAATATTATTCCCTTCATATTTCTACTATATAGATTATTTCATCACAAAGTAATACCCCATAAAACTTCTGATTGCGTTCCCGCAAGACTGGTGTATCTTAGATACACCATGGATACACCATAGATACACCACTAAAATTGATTAAAACCATTGATATTACTGACTAATAATCGTTTAGATACACCAGATACACCATTTTTACCCTCTGGGGTACTTTCTTTTGTTCGTTAGTCTGAGATATCTATATAGTAAATATTTATTGATTGTCCGGTATCCGGTATTCTGTTATATTTATCCTATGGTCCTTAAAAAAGATCAATATTTCATTAGTTCCTGGGGGTGGAGTCTATGCTCTCTTTGATTTCTCCCCCAGGGATAAAACATTTTAGACCACCATGACCACTATCTAATTTTTACCTTACCTGAGTATACTTTCTTTTTAATTTCAGCCCTTTCCTCTTTAGTCTTAGCATTACGATACAATCTATAAAACTCTCGATAATTAATCCAAGACTTCTGCAGCTCTGTAAATTTAATTTTACCAATGTCGATTAACTTAATATACTCCTCACGTACCATCTGCGGGTCCATATCAGCGTTCCAACATACGTCTTGAAAATCTTTACCATTCTCTAAAAACCATTTATGGCTATCTTCTTTCCAATAAGTTTCTCTTTTAAACCCACTCAGGGACAACGAATCCTCAAAAGCCTGTAGCAATATAGCTTGAAATAATCTTATTTCAGGTGGACGTTTTTCTCTTGCAAACTCCATGGCTAACTTAATGCCCAAATTTTTTAACAAGTTTGGTGAATAACTCATAAAACTTTTTAATAGTTGGTTTTGGATAATTTTGGGATTTACAGAATTCGTAATCGTCTAAGATATTTTCAATATACTCAGTCTTTACCTCACCTGGTAAAGCATCCACAAAATAGATTGTTTTCTTGACTAAATCTCTAGGAACCCTCGGCATCTGCATAACCACGATGTGGGAAAAGATATGGATTATGGATCACACCGTGGCTACACATTTTTGACAACCAATTTCAAACCTTTAGCCTGAGCTATTTTCTTTCTACCTGATTGCCATCTTGACTCGATTTTGTCGAGAAAAGATAAACTGAAATTTCCTAAGCCATAGTCATTTCCACAATACAACTGAAACATCAAACTTGTTAACTCATCATAAGTCTTTTTGTTTGGTGCAAGCATAACTAGCTTGTCCAACGCCTGGTCTAATGCTTCTTCACTGCTTTTTTTTACAGCTTTACCCACTAAAATCTCCTTTATTTAAAGTTAAATTAGCGTTCGTTGTTCTGGATTCATAAGGTGTTTTGAAGCCCCACCTTTTCATTTAGGCTTAGGAATACGTATGTAATGTTATTATAAAATTTGTGACTTATTTGCAACAAAAAAAAGGGGCCAGTCTCCCGACCCCTTTTCAAACCCAGGTTCAAGGTTAACCATCCAACCTGCAGTTCTACTTACCATTCAGAAGTTTTTTACCTTCTAAGAGTAAATTCTCTTTCATCTTTTGATAGCTCTTGCCCTCTTTTTTGGCTATCTTTCTCACCTCTTCATCAACTAATTTTGCAATCATTGAGCCAGGTCTTCTAAACCCTGCCTTTCCCATTGCTCTAATCAGCGTATATGATTCGATATCTACCGCACAAGATTTCCATTTGTTGATGTCCATGACTCCTCCTAATGTTCTTGATATTCTTTAGAGTCAAAGAAATCAAGAAGTTTTATTTTCTTTTTACTTCTGCCACTATTGTAGATTTTTTCAATAATCATGATGTAATCTCTAGTGCTTGTACCAGATAGAAACCATGAAGACTTAGTTTTGCAGGCCTCTCTAAACCTTTTCAAATCAAAGTCTGGACACTTATCAGCTATGATATAGGCCATGACCATAGACCTTTTTAGTCTTCTTTTGGTATCATCCATACCTAAAAAATACTTTTTTAAAGTATTCAAGGCACTTCCAATACGATCACAATTTTCAATACCACCTGCAGGAATTTTAAATTCACCAGTTTTAAAATCTGTTGAAATACGATTCCAAAGTGAGCATTGTTTTAGTAACAACACGATTGCTTCAGCAACATTCACACCATATTGATTCATTTTTTGTTTACAAACTTTGTAATCAAATTTACCTCTTGCACAATGATGGTTCAAATATGCTTCCATGGACCAATTCTTTCTGCCCGTATTGAGTCTTGCAACATCAAGTGGATCATCAGAACTCATAATGATGTAAGGCACCTTCAAATCTAGTTCTTTCCTAGCTTGTAAAGTATGCTGACCATCTATTACTTCCATGTTTTTGTTTACACGAATCGGATCATAAAGATCCTTTTCAGCAATTAATCTCTTCAATTGCTTTACGTGTGCTTCGTCTACAGGTCTATTACCTCTAGCCTTCTTAAACTTTGAGTAATCCGTAGTCTCAAAGTATTTGTTTTTTATTGCATTGTTCATTTCTTTTCCTCCTTTGTTAGAACAATATTGTATAACCTAGCAACCCAACAATAATTAAAACTACTTTTGGTGGCACTACTAGTAATGCGATCAATAACAAAAAACTAATAATCTGGTTTGTCATTAGCCTCCTGTAGTTGATCGTATATTAATTTCGATGCAATCGATTCATTGATCGGGTAGATAGGCATGTTCTCAAAATGCATTGCACATTGCTGCAACTTCTTCATTGCAGCTTGAAACTCATCATCACCATATTCTAATGGCATATGAAAGTTTGCAGATACAACTGGAACTTCACTTAAGATTTGATCTACACGATTAATCCAATTTGCAAATACAACCGAATCAGATTTAGTTTTAATTTTTTGATTTTGGCTCATCGTATTTCCATAAATTAAATTTATCGATCACAGCACTAAGACCAGAGTGAAATTTTATTTTACCACTCATAATATCTTTTGCTCTTACAGTTTGGTAAACATCACCATTTACTTTTAACTGCAATTCTTTTGTTGACTCATTAAACTCAACTGAAAAGACATGAGTCATGACAACGCTCTTTGGTTTTACTTCCCACTCGGGTTTCAATACCAAGGCCTCGCCAAGCTTTTCAGCAGCTGTCATAGATCTAAGAAAATCATTTGTCTCCTTATGTCTATCTGTCTCAGCTATCTCTTTTTCTGTTTTCATGATAACCTCTTTGTTAGTATTTTTAAAAAACATAATTTACATATAATCATTTTCATGGGATATGCAAGTAAATAAAAAGA